CTAGGGGCGTCGAAACAAATCTGCCAAAAGTATATCTCGGAGACTGTCCGGAAGGTCATCCATCAACTCCAGTGTATCACCATTTGCCCTAAGTTGAATAGCTGCAGGATTTGGGAGTCTATTACTAATAGTAATTCGCTTAAGATCCTGACCTTGCTGAATCCTTGTAAGGATCGGTTGCCCAGCCTTCACACCAATATAATATACAACTTCCGACAATGTCGGGAGCCTGGCAATAAACTGTGCAACAAGCACAAGCTCATCGAACTCTTCAAGATGAGGCCGTACATCAAATCCTTTTATCCTAATAAGATCTAAGAAGAAATAATAATTTTCTAATAAGGCCACTCTAAAGGCCTTAATGTTTGAGTAAATTGGTTTAAAGAGGGATCTACACGGAACGACTAGTGGTAAACAGCACATATCAGAAATATCTATTAAAGTTTGATCAACATATGCATTATAGGGCAACTCCTCTATACATGGGTGAGCATAGGATACATGTTGCAGCTCTTGAAGTCGTATAACGTTATTCCCTATTGTAGGGCCAATAGCATAGCCACTGTGGGTCCTGGTTGCTAATGATTTAGGAACATCAACTCTAGTTGAAACAGCCCCGCATAAGTCCATCTCGAGAAGTTGTTCATAATAGGTTGGATCACCTGCCAGCACTAGAATAATTCTTAGACCAGGAAGATGACAGATATCTAATGCAACCTCAGGATCCAACGATGGATATATATATACCTCTGTTAAATTTAACTTACGAATTACCATTTTAAAAACTTGTGACTGGACTTGAGTACCAATGTCCGAGAGTGAATAATACCCGTGATGTTGTCCTCGTACCACAAAATCATTTGTTTCCTCTACAACGCATCCTGGTGCAATACCGGCAGACTTGGCAGCTGCCATGTAAAGATCAACGTTTGCTTCAGAAATTTGGCGGTACTTGATATCAATTCTGTCAATCTCTGAATGTATAAGACTATAATTTATAAGTGGCATTAGAATAACCTTTGAGATCAAATCCCTTTTATTATGAAAGTTAATGTGTCTTAAAAGTCTGTCAACAGGTGTGCACTCCATTAATATTGAAGAATCTTGTAAAGTGCGGTATAAAAATGCAAAAGTTGGACCTGCCCCAGAATGGAGCAGTTTAATCAACCCGGCTCTTTCAAATTGGAGTAAATTGGATTCCATTAGACATCTCCATATTGACCGTATAACTATACTCCAAGGGAGTCTCCTAAGATCGGAGATTGAGAAACGCTCCAAGTTTCCCCAAGTTCTTTGCTCCATAATGTCAAGTTGATTTGCCCGAATGTCAATGAGCAGTGATTTCCCAATTAATACTCCAAGGCAGACACTGGCACTGATGCAAGGATCGAACTCAACCTCAATATCTAGTATCTTCTCTGGTATAGTCACGGGTTTGGATATAAGCCATTCTGCTCCTGTATACATTGGCTGGCATGCAAGTACAAACTCCTCCGACTCAATTTTCTCAAAACATGTTGAACAATGAGCACTTAAGAGGTAAGGCTTATTGATTATACCCCCTGCTCTAATGATTGAGTCAGCATACAGACATCCATATGTGAATACATGTTGGAAGTGAATGGTATAATCATCTGATGACTTTGAGTAGGATTGGAGATAGTCACTGGAAAACTTTAACCAAGTACTAATTAAGTTAATGTAACCAGTTAACCCTTGTCTTGTGTCTTGCCGTGATGGTAATCTATGTGTTAATGTTCCTCCATGGATGTGTGGTCGGACCTCGGATGTGTACCCCTTTTCAGAAAGAAATCTTGATAACAATATAGACAGATTTGGGTCAGTGATATTCCTGATCTTGTACCACTGGTGCAAGATGAGTGTATCACGAACAAGATTAGCTGCCCTTGACTTATTAAGACCTGTTATATCCCCCTTTTGGACCTTGATTGACGTATTAGATCCAAGATATAGGGGCTGGCTCCCACGAGTTATCAGGTGTGCTGTTCGAAGAGTCTCCTGAGGACAATATATGATTGCATTTGTGTAGTGCCCCTCATCCACATTCACAGAGTCATGGGGACAAAACTGCTCGGCTACAAATGGCATTGTAACCCCTACAAGTTCTCTTCCCCAAGTGAATTTGCGAAGTTGTTTAGCAGCCAGGTGTGTACACCCTTTAAGGTAAACACTCATATCATGGCCCTCAGATTGATCCAGCAAATTGTTAATAATCGATGTCTTATAGCGCTGGCTTTCTAAGATTACGTCCTCTATGTGAATAGCTTGACTTGCTGCCACAACTGTTGAAGACTTTTGGAACAAATCTATGATGCTTAGCCCATATGCAACATTCGAGAGTGAAAACAACGCGGACATATCACGTGGACGAAGAGGCATCATAGTTGATAAGTCTCTGGCCAGAAGTTGTGCTAATTCAGTTAGGGAATTTTGAAAGAAGGTTGCTATCCTTGATGAGTGGGAACCTGACGTTATTGCTTCTTCTATCCACCTCCTAATTTGCCTCTCAGGCCTGTAAACCTGTGCAATATTTAAAGATGTTGGGTCTGTCACCAGGGTCAACCAGTCGGGATAGGGGGCAAGTTTGAGTTTAACCACTCGGTTAATGAACTCATAAGGGAATTTAGTCACAGTTATAAGGGTTTTAAGTAATGCTAACTGAAGGGGTAGAGGGTCTGACATGCCTCGAAAGAACACACTTGGCAATGTTGCTGGTGTAGGCAATCCCCCGATTGACGGGCCAACCAAACAAAGTGTAATTAGAAGTGCTTCGTTTTGCATTATTGTTCCTGGAAATTCTACATAGAGCTCAATAAGATAGAGACATACTCCAGTTGTCAAGGAGACCCATGGAGATGTGTCAGCCATGGAAGCACTAAGACATGATGAGGTCAGACAAGCTAATTTCGAGTATAAATTAGGAAAAAGCTCCCCTGTTGAGTCGGTGACACGAGATAGCTGCTTCAAACTGCCCGGTACGGGTACACCACGGAAAAACATTCTCTTCCCATATTCATACAGGCAATCAGAAACCCAACACTCCTCTGTTTTCAAGTTATGTCCAGCAAGTCTCGCATGTTTGTGTAAACAACTTAACGCTGTATCTGCTAGTGCTTGGTTGGATTGACTGGGCGACTTATGGATAATGATGGTCTGGTTGTCGCCTTGGCCTAAGATATTAAACGTAACATTTGCTTCTCGAAGGGCAATAATTTCCCAACAGCTGGTTAAGATAGTCCATAACTTTTGACGCATCCCCTCACCCATCGTCTTCGTTCCAATTGCACACGTGATCCCATCCTCGTGAGGATCCCCTTTAATAGAGTAAGGTGGATTGAACCGGTCTTGTATAATGAATGTTGTAAAGCACGGTAATGTGCATCCAGTCCTGAAAAAGTAACCACTATCAAACATTAAGTCAAGTTGTCTACAAATCGGCATCTGAAGTTCAGGCCTAAAAGCATTGCACCATGAACTGTAATCTAAATTAATTACAAATGATTCTCCTTTAACTACCTGATACGATAGCTTGTTTAAGAGGTGTGTTAAAGCAGTCGAACTCATGGTCATTGAGTGTGTCTTGAGATATGGCATGATTTCATTTTTAAGAGCTGCCTCTGCAATAACTTGATATACTCTAATAGCAAGTGTTTGCTTGGAAAAGAATCGACCTTTAACTTTCAACTCTTTCTCTTTGGGAACAAGGACGGTGAGTCTGTCCTCAAACTCTACTGACCCCTTATAAAAGGGCCCAAGTAGGTGTGGGATATCGTCCAACCGGCCGTCTATCAGGGCATTGACCAGTCTCGATGGTCCAGATTTCACAGAGGGTCGTTCCAGCTTCTCTCCATACTTTTGGCGGTATGCTGCTGCATTATACTCAAATGACCAATCTACCCGTGAATTAATAATTGCTTTATCACTTACAATATCATTAAAATCAGGATCCATGTCAAGATCTGTTAATTTAAGAATCAATACTTCTGAGAACCATTGCCAATTCCGATCAAGTGATGGACTCCACCTTCCCAATTCACGTGCATTTCTTATTGACCTGTTACAAGTAGGTAATAAATGAACAGGTGGCCATTTACCATGCTTGGAGATATAGCCCTTGATGAACTCAGCCCGGAACATTGCGAGGAGTGTCTGTCCATACGATAGCAGGGCCTTAGGCGATTCTGAGTCAAAGCGCATCTTCATTAGTTGTTCGCGAGAACCGTCACACATGTTTATTTCTGGAAAGTACCATGATTTTTGAACTGAGGTTATTACCAAAAGAAGCACTGGGTCAATTGATAATAGTTTTTTAAGTAAGTTGTCAAGTGGTGGACAGAGTTCTTGGATCGGAAAGATTGATTTAAAATTTGTTGAGACAGTGACATTATGCTGATCCATTACTAAACCTTGGGAGTATGGGGAAATAGACTTGATAATCTGAAAATAATCATCATGAGGTAATATTATAGAGTCTATTATATGTGTTAAATCAAGGATATGATCAAGAAATGATCCTTGTTCCCAAAGAGCCCCTTGGATAACAGAAGCGATAAACAAGTGACATCTACTTTTGGCGGTGTCAGCAGCAGCTAGAAAGTGATTGTATGTCATTAAACAACTAGTGTCATCAATCATTGCAACAACTAGTGATTGAACAAACATAAGAGTCATATTTCCAAGCCTTTTTGGTCCTACATCAGCCTCTCTACTGTAGGAAACCTGGTTAATGATTCGTTGATAAGCAATATGTAACTCAAGTTGACTCCTGATTTTCGGATTAGTTAAAGCATAGCGTACAGCAGCAGAAATGAGTTTTGACATATGATTAAGCTTCCAAGTTGATATGATAACTTGAAGTATAGCTTCCGCAGCACGTATCAGAACTCCAAGTGGGTAGATTTCTGATGGAAGAACGACTTGGCGGAAGAGGCGGTAATAATCCTTAGATGGCAAATTCTTGGGTTTAACATAGCTGCGGGCTCGTATATGGTGAGGGATTAAACTTGAGTTAAGACAAAATGCAACTTCAGTTCCAAGTAGAGGGTTCTTTAGTGATTGATCTGTTCGGTTTATCCCTACCACCGGCCGAGGCGTCTCCTCCTCGCGAAGGAGGCTGGGAGAGAAATACATAATGTGATTAAGTATAGTATCCCTCCAATCCATGCTGCCCAAGAAAAGATATCTCTGAGCCATCCAAGGGGGTTGAGAAAAGCGAATGATGGCAACCCAATATGTACCCACCCAGACCCAGTATCGGTTGATGTGATGTTGTTGGACCTGGTATAGGGCAGTAGGTTGGCTTGTGTGCCAAACGCGTGATTTATTGGGTCTGTTTCGTGCCCTGTTGCTAGATTGATTGAAGGTGTTAAGTTAAGACTTGCATCAAAGTCTTGTAGGTGAAAATCATGTGATGTTCTATTATACCTAATTCTTCTAGGTTTGACTCCTGATCCGACTGTCCCAAGGAAATATCTGCCAAACCAGAGAACTCGCTTGAGGCCTGGCCTTGCCTCTGGCGTGCTGGTCTGAAGTCTGCTCTCATCATTTAAGTACAATCTACTGTTTGAGAAGTTAACAGGGGGGTAGTAAGTGGATTCGTTCCACGGCAAAAATGAAACATTGACCCAATCACACTGCCAAACAACCCCGACTCCGTTCACAACATAACCTACAATGTTGGTCTGATTTAACCATTCCCTTAAGAATTGAGAGGCACTTGCCATTCCAGTTCCAAAAACCCCTAAGAGAAGCGATTGAAGAATCTCACAATCTTCCCATGCATCTCGCAATGTGGGCCTCAATTTGTGGACTAAATACTCTATTTGTGATAGGTCACGTTTTTTTCTAGGCTTCGCCCTACAAGTACCATTATACGATGAACAAGTAATGTTTATGGAGCTACTCATATAGGTTCCATTAACTAATGAATAAGAGCGCCTAAACTCATCGAATGATATTATTTTTGATGAAGAATTGCATAAGATGGTGCCGTTGAAGGTACCATTAATCAGTTCCTTTGATATATTCCATGGCTCAAATTCCAGTACGCTCCCATCACTTAAACTTGCGAACCCTGTTGTTAGTTCTAATTGACTTACAGTGCTGCAGTCAGCAAAGCTGCAATACATAAATGGGGGAAACGTTCTTACAGCCACTGTGACATTATTAATTGAGCACCGGCAAATCTCTGTGGTTAAGGCTGAACAACAGTAGTACCAGTTACACTCATATGGGTCATCCGGAAACGATCCATTGTTACATACATTAAATGCCCCAGTGTAACGACTGACTAACCTGTCGGCACTATAACTTCCAAAAAAGCCCCAGTAAGTTTTACAATGATATTTATAGCATGATGTATGTCGAGCTTCTAGGCTTTGCTGTGAATGGTTATAATAGCTAACCTCGCATGAAATGACATTTTCTGACGGGGTATGGCACAATCGGCGAATCTCAAGATCAACCAGCGCGGGTGTTGAGTCGGTGTTGCATCTAAGGCCCCGAAGCTCGAATGTCTGGACCAAGAGGACCGATCCCAATATTACGCAGACGATAGGAAAAGACATTGAATGCTGCGTTGATTGCATGCTTGCTCTGTTCCTCGTTTAGCCGGATGTACATGAACTTCTTGACTGGCTCCTTGTAGACTGAAATTGAGTTCAGGGTCAAGGCAAGGAAGTCGTCGATCTGCAAGTAAATGTTCACAAGAGAGTGCCCGGCAGGCTCAACATCTATGGTCAGGTAGTCCGTCAATCGCTTCTCTCGGGGAAGTTGCAGTGGTTCTTTAACTGAAAGAAATGGTATATTGAGAAACTGGTTTCTGGATGACCCTCCAACGAAATCAATTTCTAACATGAGAGTTGGCCAACCGGGAACAATTACCTTGTCCTTTAGCTCAACGTATGTGTGCTTAGAATTCATTTTGATTCGATTTTTTTATGGTAGTATATCCCACTCATCGGCTGTGGGTGCACTGGGAAGAGTGGGGTAAAGCCTTGGCTGTGCAGGATGTGAAGGAAGCATTGGGGTGTTGCTCTGGCCAATTGCAGTTGATGCATACAATAGATCAATCTTCTCCATCATCAATCGCATGGTCTCCATCATTGTCTTCATTGATCGATCTAGGACTTTGATGTTTTCTCCTAGGGTCTTAATGCTGTCAGCGTAGTCAGTCTTCTGTACGGTTTGGAGTGTCTCGACCTGGAGTGATGAGATTGACTCTAATCCAGAGTCAACCTTTGATGAGATATCATCTAGCGCTCCTCGAAGTCCTTCTGCCTCTATCATGCTATTTTCTGCTAGCTCGGTGACAAGTTGCTTGATGAGTTCATCATTCGACAGCTGTTCCCTTCCGGTCCTTTGTTCTGGGTCGGAGATCATGGAGGGGTTCTTCTTTATGTTCTTGAGAAGGCGGTCCACAGGTTGTGTTAGTGCATCTTGTGGAATCCTCTTTGGCCGGGGTGATCGAGACCTGACTCGTCGTGGTGTCTGGAGACTCTCTTCGTCCTCCAATGACTCGACTAGACTCGAGGGGCGCGATGCCATTGAGCCGTCTGATGAGTTCAAGCAGTGTGAGCTGAAGATCCGAGTTCATGCCACATGCGGAGATTTGCGGTGTGGTTATGATTTTTTATTGTTATGTTCGATTATTGTTAAACAAGCCCTGTCACTCCAATCATCTTCATAATATCAGAGATCTCACCTGAAAGCTCCGCTCCGTCTTCCCCTCTAGATACCTCACGTCGGCGATAGCGCGCCAGTTGAGTCTCTTTAACTGTTGCCCCTGGCTGGATCGTGGATGCCCGGTAGCCAGCCATCGTGGGATTTTCCTTCTTACTCCAATAAAATGCAGCCGATGCTAGGTTTGGAAAACTACGTGGGGCTAGCTTGATGGCATCAGGGTGCCTTATTGCTCCGAGAAATGGGAATAGTTCAGCATGCTCATTCTTAAGTTTCGCTGAGATCTCAAGAAACTCACGTATCTCGTGAGCCACGGCAGGGATAGTTAATGTTGCATCCATACATTCAGCCAGGTATTCTTTTATAGTGGTATATGTTGTCATCTGGGCATAACTGGCAACAAGCTTAATTTGATCCATAAACTCTTTCCCTGGAGATTCAAAATCAGTTGTTAGGAGTGACAGAACTAATGATCCAACCCAGGGCTGTCCATTAATCCAATCGATTGCCTCATGTGGGTTGAACATCTGCAGCAGAGTTGCAGTTTCCCCGTGTGATGGCCTGTTGAGAGAGGCCATCAAGGTTTTGAAGCGCTTCTTTATTTGTTCTGCGCCGGCCCTGATTTTAGCCGACGACCCAATAACAACTCCTATGAGCAAGGAGCAGCAATGGTTAAAGATGGATGATATTTCCAGCTCAGTTAGCTCCCGTGAAGCTGTTCGTTCACCATAGAATCGGCTAACCTTTACAAACGTTTGTTCTCCCCTTGATATAGGTGTGGACAGATAAGATTCCTTTGGGACACCACCATGAAGAAACGCAGCGTGTAATCCAGGGATTAATAAACACAAAAATACAAGACTTGGAGTAACTGGATGGAACATATCTCTTCTGGAAGAATCAAGGAGGGCAACAGCATTGTGTTTTATATCTTTTTCCTCTCCTATTCCAGGGTGCGGGTCAGATCCTCCAACTGTGTATTGGAGGAACTTGCCCGGGAGTTTGGGCATCGGGGGAGAGGTTGGTTCGGGCTCTTGATCATCCATCACGTCGGGGTCCTCTAGGAGACGTCTTTTGGGTGGCATTGTAATGTTCAT